TGGTAAAAGAGTTCACAAATCAGGATTTAGAAAGTCTTTTACTGGAATAAGTGAATCTAATAGAAATATTAACAAAATATGGGATTGTGGTAAAATAAAATTTCAAATTATTTTTTAAATATTTTACTTAATGATCTTTTACGTCTTTCTGGTGTAGATAAAACTCCTAATGTTTGTAATATCTCAGCATCTATTGATTTAGCAATCTGTTGTGATAACATAGCAGATAATTGATCTGCTATATCAACACCATAACCTTCACTTAGTTTGTCGGCTTCTGGATTTGAATATATTTCACCACCAGCTCCAGTTTTTTTAATTTTCTTCATATAATTCTTTTGGATAAGGACTTTGATAATGATCAACTGTTGAAGTATAAGCATTATTATATTTACCATTTTCTAATGAACAAACCCACATCTCACACATCATTCGCCACTGAAAGAAATTTTCATCAGGTGCCCAAGAAGTTGGGTTAACCAATTTCTTAACGTGTGATGATTTAGTCCACCAAAAGTTACCACTATAATGTTTTGGAGCTTTACCATAACCCCAAGTAGATGGATGAAACTTAACATCTTCAACATTACCTCTTAGATTAACACTAGTACAATCATTTTCTTTTAATTCATCAATTCTTTCTTTCCATTGATTTATTGTAAAATGACTTAACATATTCAATTGGTCAGTAACATTAGGATTATCTCTAGAAACACCTTTCGTCATTAAGTAAAGTATATTAGTGTCATCATCATCTAAATGTGAGTTATTCCATATTAAGTCAATAGTAGGAAATTCACACTTTGTAACATCTTTATTATCATTAATAATTACATATTTGTCTTTATTTAGATTAACTTCTAAATCCTGTATGTTACCATTTATACTTAAATAAACATGATTACAATGATCGTATAAACCACTATCATCTATTCTATTTAATAGGTTAGTTAAAACTTCATTAATATTACCCATTACAGCAACATGAATATAAACATCAGTCTTATTTTTCTTAACATTGATTAAGTTTTTTTTAATATAATTTTCTACTTTGGTGTATCTATCTATATTAGTCATACCATGAATATTCTCATTTGAATTCCAATTTCTAGTAAACCACATATGTATTCCGATATCAGGAGAGTTTTTATCTATTCTAGGATTTGTAGATTTAAATCTATCATCAAAGTGAGGATATAAATAATCAAACTTACATCCTAATTGTTTCATTACCCATAAGAAAGCATAGTAAGGTTCTTGTTCAAAATTAAAATTTGAACCACCTTGGATTTCGTGTTGATAGTTAAAGTCTTTCTTATAATCTTCAACAAACTTAATATTGTAATTATTTAACCAACCTTGGTTAGGATCAAAACCAAATTGTATTTGTGAGAAGTTAACTTTTTTAAGATGTTCTATTCTACCAATTAGTAGAAAAGCATTTATAGCAACTGGATTAGCACCTCTATATTGAGAATATCCATCAGACGTTCCCATTATATCAATATTCTCAACTTCCATTTTATTCAAAACCTTCATCAATTCATCTTTAGATGTTAAGAAAAAGTCTTCATCAATATGAATAAAGTATTTACATTTAGTTTTTTTAACTTCATCTATCCAATAAAACCAAGAGTTTGGCCAGTTTTTGGTACCATTAATAGTTAAATGTGTACTATCTGGAAACTCTTTTTTAAGTATTGTTGATTGATAAGCTAAAAACTTAGTATATAGTGTTGTTGTTACAAAACAAATATCTTTTTCTAAAATCATTTTTATTTTTATATTTTTATCCAATCTAATGGAATTATATCATTCGTATTTAAGTTTGTTTGTTCACCAAGCCATTTAGATGGTGATATAACTTTCTTATCAGGATGTTCATTTAACCAAGCGGCCCACCAACTGAATGTACTATTAGCAATTATATTATTAGCACACATAGACATTAAGAATAAATCTTCAATGTCGGAATTACCTTCTCTAAATATCATATTTTTAAAATTTAGATTATCTTTGCACCAGTTTATATCATCAGAGAAAATATAAAGTGTATCATAGTCACCAATCAAATCAATAGCATTTTGATAATAGTCTAATGATTGAACAGGATGATAACCATCTGATGTAACATAATCAGTTCTTCTAATGTGCATTGATACAGTTTTAGTATCCAATCCAGGGGTTTCTAGTATCTTTTCAAATAGAAATTTATTAGGTTTAAATTGTTTTCTAATAACCGATTCAGACTCTTTAAAATATTTTTCAGATTGCCAATAACCATTTAAGTAATATCCACAATTATTTGGTTCTGCTATTTCTTTATAATTAAAATCATCATCAATTTTATAAATAGGAAAATTAACTTTGATATTATCAACCGAAGTATCTAAATCAATATTATCAAAATCTTGTAATGAAAAACTTCTTAAAGATTGATATTGATAAAAGTTTATATCACAGTATAATTTTTTATTATACTTAGTAGCCAAATGTTTACCATAAGCATATTGAAACATTTGATTACCTAAACCACCTTGTATTTTTGTTATTATCATATGTATAAAAATTTATCAGTTTTAACATCACTTGGATACCAAGTATTATTATCTTTGTTGTGATTTAACCAATATTTTGGAGCAACAACTATTTCTTTATCAGTTAACCAACCAGACCACCAAGAGAATGTTGATGCTGGTATCACCATATACTTACTAAAATATAAAGATTTAAAATCGGTCATAACATCATTTGATAATGCATCAATCTCAGGAAAGTATTCTTTTGATAATTCAATATCATCTGTTATAATAACAAACTTTATATCAGATTTTACTTTTCTAACTTCTTCTATACCTTTTTCATAATATGATTTTAACATCAACCAACCATCGTTGTTTAATCTATTATCACCACCTCTCAAGTGTATATAACAATAATCATCAAGTGGATACTTAGTTATAATATTTGAGATATTCTCATCAATTTCACATTTAAACCATTCTTTCACTAAATTCTCATTTCCTTCAAAATACTTTTCGGTTTGAAACCAACCAGATAAGTGTGTAAAGTTTGGACAACTAAATACATTACCGTTATAAAATTGCTCACTACTATCATTATAATGATATGCAATCTCTCCATCTTTAACACCTAAGTCAATATTGGGGAAACATTCTTTTAAGTATCCAGAATAAGGAATATAAAAGTTATATCCATTTTTTAAAGATACTAATCTACAAACAGCATATTGAAACATATGGTTTCCAAGAGCTATATTATTTTCTACAAATACTTTGTTAAATCCTACTGTAATCATACTATAAATTATTTTTTAGTTAAGTTTATATTACTCAACATATTATTTAAAGGTGGATACATTGTATTATTTTGACAATCAACATTAGAATCTGGTCTATTATCCATTAATATAATTCCTCTAGCGGCATCTTCTGGTGTCATATACATATGATATCCCAAAACTTTAATATGTTCATCACTTGTATAAGGTGTTGTTAAATCACGACCATCGTAACAAGCTAATTTCAACCAATTATAAGATTCTTCATCATCAGTTAAAATCATACCACCTCTTCCAATTGGAATTATTTTCTTTATTTGAAAAGATAATACTTGTAATGAATTACCACCAACAAACATACTTTCAGTAAATCTACCAGCACTATCCCAAATTCTTGTTCCTTTTAATTGATAAATACCAGACCATTCTAATTCTTCTAATTCAAATTTTTGACCTGCATGTAATATTTGCATAGGCACTGATACATAAGTTTGATTAGGTATTTTTATAATATCTTCAGATTTTAACTCACCAATTGATTGTAAATATTTCATACAAAGAAAAATACCATTTGAACAACAATCTAAAACAACTGCGTATTTAGATCCTGAATATTCAGCAACTTTTTTCTCAAACATATCAATCACATCTCGTGGATCAGACCATTCATAACCCATAGATTTAATCAAATCCAATTCAGGTCTTTCTAACTCTTTAGGTAATCTACCTAAAGGCCATTCATTATATTTATATTTAGATTCCATATCTTAATTTTTTTGATTTTTCTAAAATTTCTTTAGAGTCAATTTTTTTAACTAAAACAGCTGGGTTACCTTTATAAACACCCCACTCTTCTGTATCACCTTTTAATAAACTACCAGCTGTGAGTAAAACTCCCTTTCTTAAAATAGATCCTGGTAACACTATTGCATTTGTGCCTATATTTGAAAACTCTTCCATTATAACTGGTTCTGTAATTTGACGACCTTTTAATTCATCAGGAATCAAAACTCCAAATAATCCACTATCATCAAATCTATCAGAAGAACAAATAATTCTAGCTCCAGCCATTATATTATTAAAACCTTTACATATAAACTTACCTTTTTCACCACCAATACAAGTGACATAAGGTGATATATGAACATAGTCACCAATTTCGATTTCAGTTGTACAATAAAATCCTTTATCAATAGCAACTTTATTACCAATATTAACCAGATGTGGTCTTTTGAAAACCACATCTGATTCAATAATAACATCATTACCTATTTTTATATTAAGCATTTTTTATACTTTTCTTATTTTTAAAATTATCAGTAGTTAAATAGTTTGATAACTCTTCGATACCAGATTTTAAATCAAATTTAATTTTATAATCAATTTTAGATCTAAGTTTAGTAAAATCAACTTGGTAGTCTCTTGGATCATCCCAATCAACTTGTTCCACAACAAACTCTTTATAGTTTAATAACTCATCAACAATTTGTTTCTTTGTATAGTTTAATGTTTCATCACCTAAGTTATAAACACCTGTTAAATTACTCTCTAAAGAAATGATAATCATATTACAAGCATCATCAACATGTAAATAAGGTCTCCAAGCTTCTTCACCATATACACTAACAAAACCATCCTTGTTTATCTCATATAAAAATTGGTTTATAGTTAAATCAACTCTCATTCTATGAGAAACACCAAACAAAGTAGCACATCTTAAAATTAAATAAGACTTAACATTTTCGATGATGTAGTTTTCGGCTTTGATTTTAGAATCAGAATAAAGACCTAGTGGATTTAATTCAGAGTTTTCATCAACCATTGAATCATTTTTACCATAGTTTGAGCAAGTGCTTAAAAATAAAAATTGTTTATTATTATCATTACAAAATTTTGATAAAAATTTTGCTGAGTCTGTGTTTATTTTATAAACAGTGTCTTTATTAGCTTTACATATTGGTTCACCAACATAAGCAGCTAAGTTAATTATTATATCATTTTTGGTAGCAACAGATTCAAGTAAACTTAAATCTGTTACACAACCATTAATGAATTGGTATTTCTCATTTGATAAGAATGGTTCTACACCATCATCACTAAATGATAGGTTATCATATACTGTTACATTATAACCTTTATCTAAAAATTTCTCAGTAAGTTTTGATCCAAAAAAACCAGCTCCTCCTGTTATAAGTACGTTTTTATTTTCCATAACTAGAATTTCCAACTTTTATTAATTTAACACCTTCTTGTTCTCTGATAAATCTCCAAGGGTCAATAACAACAGATCCTTCTGGAAATTTATAATCTAAAAATAAATCGTGATTTGTTCCAATAAAGAATATTGATTTATTTTCAATTGGTGCTTCATCACTATCAACCCAAGGGTCAAACATAGTTGATTCAACATTTTTTTCATCTAAAAGATTTTTTAATAAGATAGATGGACTACCAACAACAAGGTTAGTTTCTTTTTTAAATGTTTTACCTAAGATAACAATAGGTAAATTGTTTTTTTCTTTTTCGTCAATAGTTAATTCTGCTAACCATTCAGTTTGATTTTCTCTACAGTACATTAAGTTTTCATACCAGTCGTAACTTAAATTAACTTTTTTAGCTAACCAAGAAAGAGCGATGTTATCTCTTGGATGACATCCACCGCCATCACCCATACCACCAATTAGGTATTTAGAACTTATTAGTCTTTCATTAGCCATGAAAAGTCCTTTCATAACATTATCACAATCAATATTCTCCATTTTATGTGATAACTCCATAACTGTATTTGCTAAACAGATTTTCATTGTTATATAAGTATTATATGTAACTTTAATCATTTCAGCTTCTTCGATTGTACATTTATAAACTGGTTTGTTATGTAAAGTAGAATAGAATTCTTTTGCTACGTTATAAGCATTCTCATCATCAACACCAAATAAAATAAACTCTGGATTTGTAAAATCCTTGATAGTTGTACCCATAGCAATAAAGAATGGATTATAACACAACTTAACGTGATCATTAAGTAATGGTTTAATCTCTCTTCTAACTGTTCCTGGTAAAACCGTTGATATAATCACAACAATTTTATTCTCACCTTGTCTTAAAATCTCTTCTGATAAACTTTTCATACCAGCTTTAAGATAAGTGTAGTCAAAATCAATTCTTTCTTCTGGTAATCTTGTAACACCTTCATATTTTTCATCGTGGGGTGTTTGAATTGGTACAAAAATTATGTCTGAATTTGATACTACTTCTGCAATTGAAGACCAATTAATTTCATTTTTCTCAAGTAAAACTTGAGCACCTTCTTCTCTATAAGGTAAAAATTTTGTTTTTAATATTTCCTCTACATTTGAATTAATATCATATCCAAAAATTTTATGTCCAGCATCTTCAGCTGCTAAAGCACATGGTAAACCTAACTTACCTAAACCAATAAAACCTATATTCATTTTTAAAATTATTTTTTTTTATAAACAGGAATCGCAATCATCTTATGTTTATTTGATTTGTTAAAATTTTTGTATATATTATATACATCTTTATTTCTACCACTTAATTCATCAATATTTCCATTAAAACTCATCACCCATTCCAATTCTTCATATGTAGCACCTATTTGTTCTTCATCAGATCTATCATCTTCCCATAAACCATCGGTAGGCTTTGCTACTATTATATCATCATTAACACCTAATGTTTTAGCCATTTGTCTAACTTCTGTTTTTGTTAAATCACCAATAGGTGAAATATCAACACCACCATCACCATACTTAGTGAAAAAACCAACTCCAAAATCCTCAACTTTATTACCAGTTCCAACAACAATACCATTTAAATTAGATGCAATATGATAAAGTGTTGTCATTCGTAATCTAGATCTTGAATTTGCTAATGATAAAGGACTATTAAATGTTTTACAATTCTGTGAATTATTGAAGTTATTTGAAAATGATTGAAAAGTTTCTGTTAAGTCAAATTCTAAATCTATTACATTATTATAAATGCTCTTTAACCATTTTATATGGTTTCTAGCTCTTTCTAGTTGATCTTCTTTTTGATATATTGGCATTGAAACTACATATGTATCTAATCCAGTTTCAGCACATAAAGTAGAAACTAATGCAGAATCTATCCCACCTGATATACCAACAACTAAACTAAAATTATTTGGTTTAGCATAATTTTTTATCCACTCTACTATTTCATAATAATCAGTAAGTAATTCCATTTTAATTTATTTTTTTTAATGTATTAGTAATACAATTTTGATATAAAATACTCATATCTAATTTTGATATATCAAAATTTAAAGATTCTCTATATAAATAATCATTTTCTTTTAATAAATCTTCTGTTATATCACAAAAATCTTTAACAAAGAGAACTGGAAATTCATCAAATATTTCTCTTAAATACTCAGAATCTTTTACAATCGGAACTCTTTTCATATAAAGAGTTTCCCAATCTCGATGACATTCACATCCTATCGCATTACCATCTGGACAAATAACAAATTTGTGATTTTTAATAGAATCTAAAAATGTATTATAGTTGACATTAGATTGTATAGTTACCCATTTTTTATCTTTGAAGTATTCACCAATTTTTATTCTTTCGTTATTAGTAATAGAATGACTCATATATAATAAACCAATTGGTTCTACTAAATTATTTAATTTACTAAATAAAATATCTTGAGAATTATCCCAATGACCTAATTTTCTTTTAATTCCATATGGAATAGGAATAACTTTACCACCAAATGAAATACTATTGGAAGCATAAATTGATAAAATGTTTTTTGGTATTTTATCAAAAATGTCATCATCTATCGGTGTATCTTCAAATCCAGTAAATATAATAAAATTCATATATTCTATTTGACTACACAATTCTAATAAATCATTTTTAGAAAAAAATTCAGAAACAACCTTATCTTTGTAAATTCTAGAATATTCGTTCATTAATTCACCAGCTGTATATTTAATACCATCTCGTTTATATAAACGTATATTATCAATAAATAAGGTCATCCAATTTCTTTCTTTTCTAACTTCATTTACTTTATTTAAAAACTCTTGATTATTTACATTAGCCTCTTTTAATTGACATAACCCATTTTGGTGACCAGATTGATCACCAAATGAGTAGTCACAATTTTGTGAGATAAAAGTAGGGTCTAAAAGAATCATATTTCTATAGATTCATTTTGTAAATCTTTAATTGAGATGAACTTAACACCTTTTTCAATTAAATTTTGATTATTATTTTTAATTTCATTAAAGAAATTCCAAGCTAATACAATAACAACATCTGGTAAATTATTTTCACAATACTCTTTATTTCTAATTGGAATATTAACACCCGGTATAAATTTATTATTCTTCAACTCATTATCTTCTATTGTATAATCAATAAATGATGAATCAACTGAAAAGAAATTCAACGCTGTTGTTGCTTTAGCAGGCGAACCATAACCAACAATTGTTTTATATTTAGATTTTAATTTGTTAATGTTATTAACAACGTTGTATTTAATTACTTCAACTCTTTTAGAAAAATCTTGATATGTTTTATATTCATTTATACCAAATTCTTTTTCATTCTCTACAAAGTTTAAAACAGAGTTATCTACTTTACTATCTTCTCTTTGAACATAAACTCTAATTGAACCACCGTGTGTATTAATGTGTTCAACTTTAACAACTGATAAGTTTAAATTTTTAAAGAAGTTTACTAATGAAGTAACAGACCAGTAATTAACGTGTTCGTGGTATATATTATCAAATGTTAAATCTTTAATAGTGTCTAATAAATATTGAACTTCAATGATAAATGTACCATCTTCATTAAGTAAATTAAATGTTTCTTTTGTTATATTTAATAATTCATCAGAGTGAGCAAAAACATTAGAAGCTGTTACTATTGAAGCTTTACCATATTTAGATTTAATCTCTTCAACAGATTCATTATTGAAATAGTTATTGATTGTTGTAATTCCATTAGAATTTGCCAATTCGGCTATATTCTTAGCTGGTTCAACACCAACAATTCTAACACCATTTTCTTTCATAGGTTTTAAAAACACACCATCATTAGAACCTATATCAACAACTAATGAGTTAGAATTTAAATTAAACTCTTTAATATATTGTTCAGCAGCTTGTTTGAAGTGATTTCTAAATGTTTCAGCAGTAGATGATACATATAAATAGTTATCAAACATTTTTTGTGGTGGAACATTGTAAGACAATTGACAGTTTTTACAATTATCACAATACTTCATTTCCAATGGGTACATATCACACTCATCATCTAAAGAGTTTAAAAGATTATTTGCTAATGGTGATTTACCTAAACTAACAACATCTTTTAAATCATCATTACTACAAGATCTGCATTTAGTAACGTAGTTGTCCATTATCTCTTTTCTGAATTTTTCATCAACTAAAATATAAGGAATGGTATGTGTTATTCCATAATTCTCGTGTTCTCTTTCACCTCTAACAAGATTTAAGAAAATAGAATCTTCTAAAAACACCATAGTGTGAGCAACATTTGGTCTTATTACAGCAACATCACCTTCTCTGATAATTCTTGTTTCGATTGGTGCGTTAGGGTAAGATAAGTCTTTGATAACAGAAACATATTTACCTTTAACTAAAAGACATTTTTGCTCTTGAATAGGGTGGTAATGGTTAGCTCTAACAGATCCTTTAACAGATTCAATATAACCAATAAGGTTAATTGGTTCAGTTAATTCAAAGTTTGAGATTTTGCCTCTATCATCAATGTATTCTTTTTCACCTCTAATTATAAATTCTAAGGCGTCTGGGTATTGTTTAATTAACCAATTCTCAATCATTTCTTGAATTGATTTATCAATGTTATATAACAATTTAAATCCTGTTGATAATAGTTTCTCATTAGAGATTGTATAACCTAAATTAGGAATCTCATCATCAGTTTCAATTATTGTAACCTTATCATTATGTTTTTTACATAATTCAGCTACTTCTTTAATAGTCATATTTTCATTTGAGATATGGTAAGTTTCTCTTGTGTATTCTGATTCAGCAAAAAACTTCATAGCTCTTACAACATCTTGAAGTGAAACTAAACTTTTGTATTGTACACCACCTGAGAATAGACTAATAACACCGTTCATAGAAGTAATCTTAGAGAATAAATTTGGCATAATGTTCATTCTCATTGTATCAGTTGAGTAACCATATACAGTAGCTAATCTCATAACAATATAATCTAATTCTGAGGCTTTTAAATCTTGTTCACTTTGAACTTTACCAGTAGAATAAGATAACATAGCATTTGTTGGTTCATCTTCTTTTAAATTAAACTTTGTTTCTTTAAACCCTTCATAAACAACATGTGTTGATGGGAAAATAAATTTACAGTTTTTTGGTGTATGTTTGATAATCAAACGTGTTGCGTCAACACCATATGTTTTTATTTCTAAATCTTTAGAATCATTTGATTGTGTTTTTGTGTATGCCACATCAGTAACACCTGCTAAATGGAATAATATATCAGCATCTTTTAAAGTGTTACTAATTAAATCTTCATCAAGAATACTTCCTTGTATAAATTTGATACCCCAATCTGTTAATTGCTTCACTCTCTCAGAAGCAAATCTACTATCAATAACAACTACCTCTTTATATCTTGCTTCACCGGAATAAAGTTTACACAATTCGGTTCCTATATATCCCAATCCTCCTGTTATTACAATTTTCATATTTTATAATTATATTTTATTATCTTATTAAGTAATTGTATTTTTGTTTAATTAATTCAATCATTTTAGTTGGAAATTGTTCAATATCAACATTGATCATTTTATCAAAATAAAATTCTTGTAAAGGATCTTGATATGATGGTCTGTTGAAAACATCCACACCAGAATTTATTTTTTGCTCAACCGAATTTAAAATAGAAGGATTGTTATACTCTTGATGAGCATAACTTTTAATTTTTGTTTTAACTCTTTCCGGACCACCCATAAAACTAAAATGCCAACCAGCTTTAAATAATTTTTCAAAATTGACTCTTTTGTTTTTCAAGTGTGTTAAAGAGACATCTTTAGTATCGGAATATCTAACAACATAATTACCATACCAATTTGTATGAGCTAATGTATTTATATTGTAATAAAAACAATCTTGCATAAAAACAACATTATTTAAATTTTTAATACGCACTTCATCAATATATTTAGGATCTGGAAATTCATCTAAATCTGAAATCATAATTAAATCATCATCATCACAATCAACTAAACCAAATTTTATAAACTCTTTTTGTAAGTAATCTCTACAAAAAGTAGGATATTTTTTCAACTGACCCTCATTCTCTTCAATATCATATCTTTCTGATATTTTATTATATTGATTAGTGTATAAATTACCACCTTCTTTTCTACCCATATTTAATATATCTTGTGGAAATTCATGATTAACATAAATAATCTTATCTAGATATTTTTCATATTTTTCTTTATTCTCAAGAAAGAATAAAGGTTTCTCCAAATCGGAATGAGTTCTATTAGTTTCACTGATTACAAAGTAATCAACGTGATCATAAAGTAGTTCTAATCTTAATTCTAATAAATCCAATTCATTAAAAAATTGGAAACAATCGTAAATTTTCATATTAAGTTATTATTTTTATAGAATTCTAAAGCTTCTGCTTTACATTCTTCATAGTTAGAAATATTTCCTTCTCTATCCATATAAGTAAACGATCTGGTATAAGAATCACCAAGTGACCAATATCCATTACTAACATTATGTTTAGCCCAGTATTTTGGTGCTAAAATTAAATTAGCTTTTTGATTTAACCAAGCTGCCCACCAACCAAAGCTAGAATTTGATAATATCACATATTTACTTTGATTAACAGCATAAAAGTCGAATCCAATTTCTATATGATAACAAGGATAATCGCCAATGTAATGTTTAGCACATTGCTCATCATCTGTTATAATAATAAACTTCATACTTGGATTTATACTAAGCATATGATTAATAGAATCTGACCAGTATTTATGTCTAAGAATTAAGTTTGGAACTCCTCTATATTCACCACCTCGAAAGTTTATAATACAAGTGTTTTCGTCGAGTGTTATTCCTAAATCATTTAATTTATTATTATATAATTCGGAATATTCATTTTTTATTTTAAACCAATCTAAAATTTCAGTTTTTATATCAATAAGATAGTCTTCTGATTGTGAAATTATATGAATCATTGTATTATCTTCTACATCAAAAACATTTGGATCAAACATATTAATTAAACAAGAATCACCATTGTATGTATGTTCCTTTACTAAATCATTATATTCATTAGCAATTCCTAAGTAAGTATTCAATCCGTTAGAATTTTTACCAGTTACTTCAACTTCTTTACCATAGTCAACTTCCATAAAATAAAATTGACTACTACCATTATAATAATCGTGTGTGGCTACTGGGTTAACACCCCATTCAAATCCTTTTTTCTCTGCAACTATTCTACATATAGTATAATACCACATGTGATTTCCAAAATTACCAGTTAAGTTTGTTGTTATCATATATTTTAATTTAATATTTTATTCGCAATTGATTTATTATGAAATGCAAATGGTATTATACCCTTATTCTCAGGTATTTCATTTTCTATTGAGAAGTATTTGGCAACATCTATATCAGCAAACTTCATATTGTTCTCTAAATAAATATGTCTATAGTTAACACATATATAACCATCTTCGTTATAATATCCGTGAAAAGCTTTCCACTCTAAGTTTAACTTCACCGGTAAATCAATAAGTTTTTTACTTCTAATCGAAACTGAATTACCAACTCTAATTAAATTACCATTAATATCTCTAAATGAAAAATTGTCATTAGGCATGGGCCAAGGTGCTCCGATATAGTCATAATCTAAAAACTCATCTCTCCAAGAATCTGGATTTATAACAAAACCATCATCATGTATTAACATAGCAAACTCAGTATCAATATGTTTACCCAATTCGTAAATAGATGAATAATTCCATTCATCTATATTATTCATCCTTTTTGTATATTCATGTTCAATATAATCAGGTAAGTTAACAGGCTTAATATCTGATACTAATTTTACTTTACCAAATTTAACACCACGACAACTAAACTCTAATGCTTTTATTGTTTCTTGTATCTTAACAGAAGTTAAAGCAACTAATGTTACATTTTCTAAATTAACCATAAATATTTTTTAATTTTTCATATTCGGATATCTTTTGATGTTCAGGAATAGTATTGGTTAATCTATCTTCAACAATTCTATTAACCATTGTATCAACATCTAACACTTTAGGTAATCCATGTTTTAAAAACATTCTTTGATAATAGTCACAATCCATTAACCAATTTATATTATCATCAAAGTAAATAATATCTTCATTTTTTATAGCTATAGCTGAAGGACACCCAATTGAGTTATGACCTGCCCATATTGGTTTATCAGGCCATCTTGGTTTTAATCTAGTGTGTAAATTTCTACCATCATTAGTATGCCAAAAACTAGATGCCATCCATTTCATATCAGAATCTAAATCAATAAAATCTTTAATGTTTTTCAATGTATTAGCATCAAATAATAAATCGTCTTGGAAAAGTATTTTAATCCACTTACCAGAACAATTTTTCAAAGCATTATTTAAATTTGGTGAAATAACACCTCTACCAACTTCATTTCTAAAGTATTTTATATTCAAATGTTTACCCCAAGATTCACATAAATCCTTTATAGTATCATCTTGACTATGGTCTGAAATAACAACTTCAAAGTCAGTAAATACTTGAGTGAATAGAATATTAAAACTTTGATTTAAAAACTCACTACCCTTACCATTATAACCATAAGCTGGTATAGCAATTGAAAAGAATGGAACTAATAATTTATTATTCATCTTATCAACATTTAAAGATATGTTTTTAGGAACATTTAACGGCGATTTAATAGGTTCTACATTAGAGTTTGTTTTTAAAGCTAAATCATAAATTGACTTTAACTCAGTACCAACATTAAATAAACCAGTTGCTTTGTTATTAACAAGTTGTATGATTTTATCAGAAATAACATCAACATAATCAAAATTACCAACAACATCAATCCAAGCTTTTTCATATGGAAATGGATTTGGTTTATGTGAACATCTTATCAGTAAGTAATCTTTAGATTGTAATTGAACCAATCCATCAGAAAGTAGTTTGGTGTAACCATACCAAGTATTACAATGAACTGGGACATCTTCTTCCGAAGAATTCTCTACTGATCCAGTATAAATATAGTCAGTTGAAATGTGAACTAATTTTATATTATTCTCATTACAAAACTTTATAAGTTCATCAACAAAAACATAGTTTGTTTTCCAGTGTGAATCTTTATCATCTGAATAAGTATCTGTATTAGCAATACAATTAACTATTACACTATACTTTCTAAACTCATCAAAAAAAGAAGAAAGATTCCCTATATCGAAGGAATTTTTCTTTCTTGAGATGTAGTTCCATCCGCTTTGATTTACAATCTCTTGACCAAGTAAACCATCTCCTAAGACAAGGACTTTTAATTCTGCCATTTTTCTTTAAAAACATTTTCAACGTATTCAAAAACAACTTCATCATAATGAGGAGCTGCTCCTAGAAAGAATACTTTATCTAATACTTGATTAGCATTTGGATATTTTTCATAATCATCCAAGTGTTTATATCCAGGATGCATTAATATGTTACCAGCGAAATAATTTCTTGTTTGAATTTTATTTTCTTCTAAAAAAGAAACTAACTTATCTTTAATTTCTTTATTCTCACAGATGAACGGGGTTCCAAACCAACAAGTTTCAGCTGGTTCTAATTTCTCAACGCCATTTACACCAGTTACATATTTAGTAACAATCTGTTCTATTCTATCTTTAGATATTTTTCTTTTAGTATCAATCTCTTCAAATTTCTTTAATTGAGCCAAACCAAATGATCCTTGTAAATCTAGTGGTTTTAAATTATAACCCATATTAGTAAATACATATTTGTGGTCAATAATACCATCATAAGATTCTAACCATTTATCAAAACGGTTACCACAAGTACCACAAGAAAGTAAGTTAGAAGAACCAATACAGTAACAATCTCTACCCCACCAAGAAATACTAACAAATAATTTCTTTAACTCATCAATATTTGTTGAACACATACCACCTTCACCTGTTGAGATGTGGTGTGCTGGATAGAATGAACAAGACCAAGCAACGTAATAATCATTAACATCTTTACCATTCCATTTAGTACCCAATGTATCACAACTATCACCAACTAATTGAATGTTATGTTTATCACATAATTCTTTTAATTGATCCATATTTGGTGGATTACCTAAAACTGGAGAAACAAAGATAGCTTTTGTTCTTGGTGTAATTTTTTCTTCAATTTTTGTAATATCAAAGTTTAAGGTATTCCATTCAATATCAACAAATACTGGTACTAAGTTATTTTGAACCAATGTAGAAATTGTTGTTGGAAAACCAACCGGTGATACTATCACTTCAGATCCATCTTCCCATTGAAAGTATTTTTTCAATGCTGCAACTAAAACTAAATTTGCTGAACTTCCGGAGTTAACCATATGTGAATGTTTAACATTAAATTTCTTAGCGAACTCACGTTCAAATTTATAAACATTCTCACCAGTAACTAACCATTTACCAGTTAGTAAGGTAGATATACCACTTAAAATCTCTTCATTATCCCAATAAGGACCAGAATAAAGTACTTGACTTTTACCTGGTACAAAATTTTGATTATAAAGATATTTAGGTTGATTCTCGGTTAGAAACTGACCAATATTTTCTAATAATTCTTCTATATTCATATTAATTTTTATTTATATTTATATTATTTATATAACTTTTTATTTAAAAGTTATTATTTACTAAGTATTTTTGAAATATAATTTCATTATAATCATTTGACTTTTTGAATAAGTTGTTGAAATAATAATTATCAACAATAGTATTAGAGTCACAATCAATATAAACTTTTTCACTATTTTTATTCAGGTAGAATTCCATCCGTTTAATAATTTCTTTTACACTTGAAAAGTTATCAAAACAAATATTTAATGTTTTATTATTTTCGGAATAATTATCAATTAGTGTAGGTAATGTTTCTGAAAGATCATCAATATCAATTAAGTATCTACCAACACTAAATACTTTTAATTCTTCACCATTATTAATCTTATCTTTAAGACTATTAAAAAATGTTATCTTATTTGCATTATTACCAATAACAATAGGAAGTCTAAATATTAAATAGTTACTATGATTGTCAGATATCATTTTTTCCATTTTAATCTTATGATTTATATAAGGACTTTTTAAACTACCATCAATAACAGAAACCGTACTAAAATAAATTAGTTTTTTATTTAGTAATAGGTGTTCTTTTAATAAGGATTCTTCTCTTTCAAACTCACTTTCTTTAGTTTCTGATGAATTTGAAACACCGGATGAAAATATGATGATATCATTATCATCATTATATTTTTCAAATGCTTTAGCAATAAGACCCTTACCTATTATCATAACTTTTTTAATGGTGTATATTTCTTCTTATACATTCTTATATAATTAGACATCTCTATTTGTTTATGACGGTTTTGATTTGAGTCATTACTTTCTAATAAATCATTATAAACATAAAGTGGTTCATCTATAAATAAAGATTTTTTCCCAGCCATTTCTAACATAGGTATCATAAAAGCTTGGTCACCGGTTGTAAACATCCACTCACCATTTCTTTTAAAATCCTCGACATTTATTTTCATAAACAACTCTTTTCTATATGTTCTTAAATGTGTTGCTAACCAATCGTACTCTCTGAATAAATTATTCTCAATAATCATGTCTGGATATTTATAAACCCAACCAGCTTTATGACCTTGGAAAGTTTCAAAGTTACCATATGTCATCCAAATATCATCAGTATAAATATCATTTAGTTTATTTAAAACTTGATCGTTTTTTAAATAATCATCACCATCTACTGTAACAATAATAGATTTATCTTTTGATTGTTTTGTCAAAAACAAGATATTTGCAATTTGAGGAACTCTGATTCCATTTTGAAATACTTTAAAGTTTTCATAATTAGATTCAAACTCTTTAGCAATTTCATATGTTTTATCAGTTGATAAAGCATCAACCATTATAACTTCATAATTATCATAGTCTTGAGTTACACAAGATTCTATACATTTTGTTATCCAATCTTGTTGTTCACAAGCATTTATAACTATCGTAAAATGATTACTCATATTTTAAAATTAATTTGTTATTTATATAACAAAAAAAAGAGAGAGTTTAAAACTCTCTCTTTTTCTTTTTTAATCTTCTTTCTTCTTTCTTGTCTTTTTTAGTTTTTCAACCTTTTCAACTGTGATAAAAGAAATATCATCTTCTTTGTTGTAGTCAATATTGAACTTAGTTCCTTCATCAGGGTTATTTTCAATAATATAATCAGTAACTATATCATCAACCCATCTTTGAATTGCTCTTTTCAATGGTCTAGCTCCAAACTTAGGATCATAACCAACTTCAACTAAATGTTCTTTTAAAGTATCAGTGATCTCAATTGGATAACCGATATCAGATGCTCTTTTAACTGTTTTAGTTAATTCTAAGTCAACAATTTTTAAAATTTCATTTTTACCTAAATCTTTAAAGTAAATAATCTCATCAAGTCTGTTGATAAACTCAGGAGCAAACTTGTTTTTAAGTTCTTTCTCTAAAATTCCTTTAATCTCTTCTTCTCTTACACTTTCTTTGTTCTTTGTAGAGAATCCAACACCAGTTCCAAAGTCTTTTACTAGTTTAGTTCCAACATTTGAAGTCATTAAAATAATACAGTTTTTGAAACTTACTTTTCTTCCGTGAGAATCGGTAACTTGACCATCATCTAACATCTGTAAGAATAAGTTAAATACTTCTGGATGTGCTTTTTCAATCTCATCAAAAAGAACAACGGAATAAGGTTTTCTTCTAATTTTATCAAGAACATTAGCATCTTCATACCCAACGTATCCAGGTGCAGATCCTTGAATTCTAGAGATAGAAATTTTATCCATATACTCAGACATATCCAATCTGATTAAAGAATCCTCAGAGTCAAATAAATACTTAGCGATTTGTTTAGCTAACTCAGTTTTACCAACACCAGAGTTACCAATTAACATTCCACTAAATACCGGTCTATTAGCATCTTTCATACCAACTCTACCTCTTTGAATAGCTCTAACTACTTTCTTAACAGCTTCATCTTGACCAACAACTTTACCAGAGATTTCAGAACCCATTTTAGCAAGTCTAGTATTTTCTTTCTCGCCAACTTTTTGTAATGGAATACCAGTCATCATAGAAACAACTTCAGCAACATTATCTTCTGTAACAATTTGTTTGTTTCTTGAAGATTCATCTTCCCATTGTTTTCTTGCTTTTTCAAGTGACTCATTTAAAAGTCTTTCAGTGTCTCTTAATTTAGCAGCATCTTCATACTTTTGAGAACGAATAACTTCATTCTTTTGCTCTTTAACATCTAAAATCTTTTTCTCAATTTCGGTAATTTCTTTCGGAACTACAATGTTAGAAATATGAACTCTTGATCCAGACTCATCTAAAGCATCAATAGCTTTATCAGGTAAGAATCTATCAGTCATATAACGTGATGTTAAGTCAACACAAGCTTTTATAGCTTCAGGTGTATAAATAACATTGTGATGTGACTCATATTTATCTTTAATGTTACCAATAATTTCCATTGTTTCTTCTACTGAAGCAGCCTCAACAACAACTTTTTGGAAACGTCTTTCTAAAGCACCATCCTTTTCAATGTGTTTTCTATACTCATCAAGAGTTGTAGCACCAATGATTTGGATTTCACCTCTCGCCAGAGCCGGTTTAAACATATTAGAAGCATCCATTGAACCAGAAGCACCACCAGCACCAATCATAGTATGAATCTCATCAATGAAAAGAATTACATCTGGATTTTTTTCCATCTCACCCATAAGAGCTTTAATTCTTTCTTCAAATTGACCACGGTATTTAGTACCAGCAACCATAGAAGCTAAGTCTAACATCACAACTCTTTTATTGAAAAGAATTCTACTTACTTTTCTTTGAACGATTCTAAGTGCTAATCCTTCAGCGATTGAAGATTTACCAACACCAGGTTCACCAATAAGAATTGGATTGTTTTTCTTTCTTCTTGAAAGAATTTGAGAAACTCTTTCAATTTCTTTTTCACGACCCACAATTGGATCTAACTTACCTTCCTCAGCCATCTTAGTTAAGTCACGACTATAAGTATCTAAAACCGGAGTTTTAGACTTAGTATCGGAGTTCTTTTTAGATGCTGAGAATGATTTATCATCATCATCGTCATCCTCGATAGCCATTCTAATATCAGGTACATTCTTAATGTACTCTTCTTGTTTATTGCTTATTGTCATATTAAAAATTAATTTTGGTTTCTTATTACGTATTTTATTATATCCTTATCATTATCATAAGTTTTATCCACTGGTAGTATTTCATCAAGTCTTAGATTTCTTTCATAAGATTTATCTTTGATACCCCACTCTTTAGATCTTACAGTTAATGTAACAACATCATTGTATATATCAAAAAATTTTATTGAGGATCCTATTCCTCTTGATTTATTATCTTCCCAATTAAAACTTATTTTATTATCATAATAATTTAAAAATTTAGGTAGATAGTTTATATTAGATTTAACATCAAATGAAAAATAACTTGTAGTCCATTGATTATCAATGGTAATTTGATGATCATTAGATATACAAATAAATATCTCACTTTCTATTTTAATCCAATTATTCATTTAAGCTAATTTTGCATTTTTTAAATAATCTCTAAGAAAAACATTCTTTTCACCACCCACAAAATCTACCCAGTCAGAGTATAATTTTTTTTCGTCTTCATTACCAGTTAAAAAGTATCCGTCTTTTCTCATTCTTTCAATTTTACGATCAGTTAACATATTATTCTTTAAATATTGAAAATGATTTTCCATAACCCAATCTCCAAAATCTAAATAAACTTCTCTGTTAAAAACTTTTTCATCTATAATGAAACAAATAGCGGTCATTTGATCACCCAAGTCTGGCTCATTAAATGATGAACATATAACATCATTCTCTATTAAAGTATTATATGTTTTATTTAGAGTTCCTAATCTCTCGGAGTTATTATTTGTGGTTCCACCATTAAGTAAAATTACGGTCTTCCAATACTTAACCCAGTCTAAATATTCATTTGAGTGAAAATTTTCCAAACTATATTCAGTTAAAGCGTGTGAGAATTGTATTCCCATTTGTATACCAGTTAGTTGGTAGTTGACAAACCCATACATTCTCAATTCTAATTTATCTTCCATATGTTTTATATATATGAAGATTATAAAGTTTAATAATCCAAATATGATATTAAGAGGTAGAGGTTGTCCAAAGTGTAATTTTTCCAAAGGAGAGTTATTAATTTCAAAGATATTAAAAAGTATAGGTATAAAATTTGAGGAACAATTTATTATAAAAGGATTAAAAACTAATAAGGGTGGCACACCAAGATTTGATTTTGTAATTTTCGAAAACAATATTTTAACAAAAATTATTGAATATGATGGAATGGAATTTTACATTTTGAGCCTATTAATAGATTTGGTGGATTAAAAAGATTTGAAGACCAAAAAGAAGTTGATAAATTTAAAAATGAATATTGTTTATATAATAATATAAAAATGATAAGAATACCATATACAGATTTATCAAAAATAAACAATGAATATATAATGGATAAAATTATATAAGTTTTATTTCAACTTAACAGAAAGGCTTCGGTTACTAAAAAGTTTTTGACCGGTTACTTCGAGTAAAGTTTTTTTGGAAATAAATTCTGGAATATTTAAATCATAATCTTCTGAAGGTATTTCAATCTCAGCAATTACAATATGACATTTATCTTTGAAGATATCAACTTCCCAATAAAGATCACCATCTGGATAAATCCATCTTTCTTTTTTAATGTATCTAGAATTTGATTTGTTTTCACGACATCCTTTTTTGAATTCTTCATATTCTAATTTAGTGATATCTTTTTCAACCTCTTCATTTGAAAAGTCAGATATTTTAGTTTTTATGGTATGAATCCATCTTTTACCATATAAGTTAGAATTCCATTGTCTAACTCTTTCCCAAACACCATCTTTATTTTTAAAATAAAATTGGTCTATTTTAACCACTTCGGTTGGCAATATATCAGGCATTGCCTTTAGTAAAAACTTTCTTTCAATTTCTATCATCAAATCCTTTTCTTATTTGTCTTTCTACTTTTTCAAAAAATCTGGATACTAAAAGTAATCCTATTGTTAAAACTATTGGTATAACTATTAAACCCATACCACATAAAATTCCTATTCCGGAGATAACCCAAATAAAAGCGGCGGTTGTAATTCCGATGATTTTATCATGATCTCTCATAATTACTCCACCACCAAGGAAACCCATACCAGTAACGATAGTAGATAATATCCTTGTAGGATCAGCAATATTATATAAATCGGCTGCGTAAAAAGAACCAATTGTAAAAATAGCCGAACCAACACATATAAGTAAGTTTGTTCTTAATCCAGCAAATTTATTTTTAGCTTCTCTTTCCCAACCAACTAAAGCTCCACATATAGTTGCCACTATTATCTTAATTGATATTGGTGCCAACATTTCAATCTCTTTATAAAAATCTATTAACATAATTGTATTTATCAATAATGTTAATCTTCATTACAAATATAGTTAAAATAAAAAAGACCCGAACAAAAATTAATTTATTAATTTTATCCGGATCTTTAATCACTATAAAAACCTACTTATTATATCAAAATAAGTGTTTTTGTTTTTAAAGTGTTTTTAAAGTTTATATATATTTGATGGATAATTATATGGAAATAATGGCTTATATAGGCTCAGTTATAATACTTATGTCCTTTGTAGTCAAGGATGTAAAGTGGTTAAGAATACTAAATAATGTAGGATGTTTAATTTTTTTAGTTTACTCTTTTTATCATGGAAGAACACCACTAATTCTTTTGAACAGTGGTGTTATATTAGTTAATATTTATCATTTGATTAAAAAAGATTAATTTCTTCGAATAGAAAATTTATCTTCAGGTTTTATAATATTTAGTTTATCACAAGCCATCATAAAAGAATCAATTATTCCAAAAGCTTCTTTAGTATTTTCAACTTCGTATTCAAAAACTTCCCAGTTCTCGTTATTCACGTCTTGAAGATTCCTTAAAATAATATGAATACCATAATAAACATCAGAGTAATAAATACCCAATTGTGCGTAAAATTCTAATTTATGACCTTTCTCTTCTATAGGTTTGTATGATGTTGCAAACATCCCAATCATTTTATCACCATCAAGATTTATTACTTTATTTTTAAATTTACCAAGTATTGGATATTCTAAAATAATATTTTCAAAAAATGATTCAGTTGTTTCTGTACCAATTTTATTGAAAGGTATTTTTTGAAATTTAGAAATTTCATCTCCTATCTCACCTTTAAGATAAGGTATCTCATATTTGTCTTTCCAATCTTCAGTATCGAAAAACTCTTTAATCTTTTTTAGTTTCATCTAAATAGTTTAATAAATTTTCTAACAAGTTATCAGCTCTATCAAAGAACTCTTTATTCTTGTTTATTGTTTGATTTGCTAAATAATAGTTCATCTCTTTATTTGTATAAAAAGCTTCTATTAATTGGTCTGGTACAAATACACCAGAGTATTTTAACTGCATAATAAATGGCATAACTACACTTTTTGGATTATTTGAGAATCCATCATCAAATACATCTGAATATGATTCAGGTAATTCTTTACCTTCATAATCATCGGCTCCGTCATCACCATGTACATAAAATCCAGAAACTTTTCCTTCTAAATGATTTCTTAACATATTATCATTTTTACCAGATTTTGATAAACTACCAGTAACTTTTGAATTTTTAATATCTTCTCCCATCAATTTTCTAGCATCTTCTAATGTTAATGTTTGATTAACACAAACTAATCTATCAAAAAGAGTTTTTATTTGAGATGTAAGTGAATGCCAATGAATTGGTGAAAATATAAGAAATGCATCACTATCTTGTAATAACTCATAAACATTTAATTCTGAAAGTAAATCAGGTTCTTTATTTCCTTTATAATAACAAGAACAAGGGAAATGACAATGATATCCGCCAGCAGTAGAAACACATCCTTTACAAGGTTGTATGTTAGGTTTTTTTGAATTATTGACTGATAAATCAATAACTTTAAATTCTATAAATGGTGACCATTTTTCTAAAACATAATCAACTATTTTATGTGTTTTAGAAACCATACCTGAACAAGTATCAGGATCTCTTGGTGATCCTTGAAAAAGTACAACTTTCCACTTTTTATCTCCGAGTTTTCTAATTTTCATACATTATATATTAAAAATGAATTTTATTAAAATAATATATAAGAGATGAAACATATTAGAAATTATAAATCTTTTATTAAAGAGGTTCATAATCAAATTCCAATTATAGAAAAACAAATATTTTCTGATTTTTCTAATTCAATTTGGGATATGAGTTTAAGATCTTCAATATTTACAACAGATGAAAAAGAATTCATTAAAGAAAATTTAATCAGTTATAAAATTGATTTATTAAAAGAAGAATTTGGTATCAAAGATTTCTTTAAAACTGTTTATGATAATGGTAAGAAAGCAGGTGGTGAATTATTCACAACCATAAAAGGAAAGCTTCTTAAAATTAAAGAAGGAATGAAATCTTTAATTTCAGGTGTTGTTAAATTCTTTGAATCTATGATTAAAAAACTTTTTAACCTTAGTCAAGATAATGTTAAAAACATAACAACACAATTTAAATCACCAATAAATAAAAAATTGGTTGAGTTAATAACTCAAAAGAAAATCAGTACAGAAGATTTAAAAGGTGATATTGGTAATGTTAAACAAACAACTGATTTTTTAAAAACTAAATTTGTTAGTTCATTTAGTAAAAAAGTTGAAACAGTTGATGATAAAGTTATCTCTGATGCGGAAGCTGAAGTTGCTAATATAGAAGATGAATTGAAATTAGAATCATTTGATATACTTAAAACATTCTACTCAGTTAATGAAGATTTTAAAGTTGGTGATAAAGTTTCATATACTAGAGATAATGGTGAAACTGTTGAAAAAGAAGTTATTAAAATTGATGGCGATACATTAACTTTCAAAGATAAAGAAGGTAATGAGTTTACTAAAGGTGTGAATGATGTTAAACCAGTTAAAGGAGTTTCTGATAAAATATTAGATGCTAAAGATTGGTTTATGAAATGGTTTTTAGATATGAATAAAACTTCACCACCAGAAGAAGGAAAAGCAAAGTGGTGGATGAAATTAGTTTTAAAGGTAATTCTTTTACTACTTGCACCAATGAAAGCTTTGATAACAAATACTATTAATTTTATTTCTAAAAATGCTGCAAAAGGTCTCTCAAACTTTGTTAAATCTTTAGGTGGTCCTGGTATATTTGAGTTTGCTGCTTTAAATGCTGTTTTATTAGGTATTCCTAATTTGATAGATGCTCCATCAAAAGTTATATTCTCACAATTTGGTGTTTCTCAATTAGAAGAACCTTGGAACTTAGTATTTAAATTATTTTCAAAATTAATTTTAGATATATCTGGTATGGACTCAGTTATTAAGATATTTGGTGTAATATGTTTAATATTAGCCGTGGAAGGAATTGTTAGTTCTTATCTATCAAAATCAGGTGATAAAGTAGAAACTTCTGAAACGAGTGTGGAAAAAAATGTTGTACAACCAGTAGAAAAAGTAAATCCAGTTAAATAACTGGATTTTTTATTAACAATCAATTTTTTTTCTAATTAAAGACTTTAAAACATTCTCTAATTCTTTAGTAATCTCAACTTCCACGAAGTCAATTTTTACTTTGTAGATATGAATATCATCACAAGTAACTTTTGTAGAACAAGAACCTTCGGTCCAATAGTCACCAGGGCATTCGTCGAAGTATCCAGAAATTTCTTGTTCAAACTCAACAAAAATTTCAGTATCATCATTATGAGCTTCTGTAAAACAAGCGAATTTTTCGTCACAAGAAGAACCTTCACTCTCATAAATCACATCACCAAAATCAGAAGATTTAGTGAAGTCACCATCTACAAAAACTAAATTTAAAAAGTCTATTTTATTTACAGCTGTCATATCTTATATCGTTTGTTTGTTTAACAAATATAAGGCATTAATTTAAGTCCACCAAATAAATGATGAACTTTTTCAACAATTTTTATCTAACCGTAATTTTTTTTGACAGGACCAAAAAATGTTGTCATACGTAAATTGTTTTATCAAGTATAGTAATATTATTGAAACCTTCATCTAAAGTTGGAACAATGTAAGAGTCTAACATAGATTTTAAAACGAATGGTGGTATCCATTTATTTTCATTTATTTTTCTTGTATTGTTTCTTTCTGAATATTCAACATCTTCCAAAATTGGAAAAGCAATTGCTACTTTATCATAATCATTTGAGAAATATCTCAAAGTTTGTTTTCTTCTTTTTGGAGATAAGTTAGTCATATCAACTATGACATTTTCTTTATTTAGATTAGCATCTTTCAATCTCAAATCCAAAAGTCTATCAACTTCCTTTTGATTAACATTTTTAAATGCTTCTGAGTAGTTATCAGAACCATAAACTTCCATTACTAAATCATCTCTAGAGATAACTTTAGTGTCTGGATAATTTCTTTTTATCCAAGTAGATTTACCAGATAATGGTAATCCAACTAATAGTAATACATATGGATCATTTACTTTCATATTACAAATATACGGTTAATTTAGTAATAATAATAATTTATTCGTATAGTTTTTTACTAACTAAAACTTTTGACTTCTTTTTTGCGGTTGCTAAAGATCTGTGATAACCATCTATAACTCGATACTTACCATCTTTTTCAATTACAACTCCCTTAATTAAATAATCTCTATAATTTCTATCATCATAGTGATAACCCCAAACTTTGGTCCAAAATTTTTCAATTTCTTTTAAGGAACTTTTTTTGTTTGATTCGCTACCAAATACCAAATCATCAGTATTAACTTCTAATATTTCATAGACGGTATCTTTTAATTCTGGTAGAATTGAACCATATTCTAAGTTAAGTAAATACTCAACTCTTTCGGTTAATGTGTCAATCGAAAGTGCTTCAAATATCTTTTCTTCTAATTTTTTAGCTAAATCAGTTTTTATAGTTACATCACCAATTTCTTGACCGTAATAACCACTAACAGTTTCAATTTCCCAGTTTGATGTATCATATACTTTATATTTTCTTAAAATTCTATCTATTGTATAAAGATCCATTTCTTTTCCAAAACCCTCTAGTAAGTAACTTAATTTACTATCTCTGATAGATGCTTTATCAACAGGTCCAAAAATATCTTCATAAATAACGTCAACAATTTTTGTGATATTTATATTAGTAATTTCAGCATCTTGAATCTCACCACAACGACATATTTTTTCTTCATCACATCCGAATGAATTGCAGTCGTAGTTAGTATTATACTCTACATTTAGATTATAATAAAAGCTTTTATCTACTATATAATTATCTCTTATAATCATTAATTTTTCTTTCTTACTTTATAAAATCTATTATCTATAGTTTTCATTATGTAAACCTTATTACTTTTAATTTTATCATACATTTCTTTAATAATAGGTCCACGTAAATCGTGCCATCCACTATTAACAATTTCTTCAGACATATAAGGGTACCAAGCATTAATACGATTAATTTTCTTAGTACCCTTTACTTCAATAGGATCATCAAAATATAAAAACTTATTATCTCCACTAGGTTTTAATCCATCTTCATATTCTTTATAAAGTCGTTTAATTTTACCGACTAAATGTGCTTTTATAAAGTCCATTAGAATAAATGTTTTTGTGCGTTTTTTAAATAGCTTTCAATATTTAATTTACCAACCGGATTTGCTGAATGAACAACAAAATCTGGTAATGATTTTTTATTATCAAAACACCAATCAACTAACCACTTGGCTGCTTCAAATCCTGTTTTTTCATTAGTATCAGTTCCTATGTAGTGCTCATCTGCTAAGTCGTGATCAAATGAAATAAAATCTGGTAAACCATTTTTAGTGATATAAGAAACAAACTCGTCATAGTTTATAACAACATCCCAGTCATTAGCCCAATAGAATTTATTAAGATTAGAACTAACTAACCCAATCGCATCTTTTGGTATTCTCAAATCATCTAAAAATAGTTTTTTCATTAGTCTAAGTAAATATTAAATTCGTCAGTACAAATATAATCTAAGAGAACAGCTTGTTCCATCAAAGATTGATATTCAAATAAATTATCACAAGTTTCTAATCTCGTTATGATAAAATTTGCATAAGATTGTGCAATTGGTCTGAAAATTTTTCCGATAAGTGATTTCATAATTATTTCTTTTTAAATTTATTTTTAAACATTTTTAAATCCATTTTGATAGTATAGAAGTTCATATCCATATTATTTTATATTCTGGTATTTTTTCTATAAAAGATTTGAAGTATTCCATCGATTCTATAATCTCATTGGCTTCTTTAAGTAATTTTTCCTTCATAATATACAAATATAAGTTAAACTTTGTAGTTATCCAAGAATTTTTTTTCAATTTTATTTAAACCTTCAACACCAACGATACTAATTCGATCTAAAACATTATCAATGTCTATATTAGAAATAATCCATTCGTTAATTTTTTTGTTAAAGTTATTCCATCTAAATCTATTCAATCCATTAACAAATGATTTTAATTCTTTTTCAAAGTCCATTCCATTTAGAAGTTCATTTGAGATGTTAGTTATACTATGGTTGATTAAGTTATTATCTAGAATTTTTGTATATCTTTTTACATCTAATGGTTTTAAAATTATGTAAAGTGAATAACACTCATTGTTATCATTAAACTCAAAATAAGAATCTGGTAACATAGAAGAAATGGTTTCTTTCTCGTGCTCAGATAGCTTATCATACTCAACATTTAAGTCGTATGAATTCTTAGTAAATTGTATCTTATAAACGTAAGTCATAAACTATATATTTTTAATTTCATGTAACATCATGATATAAATATCACTATTACTTAATTATTTGATCAATCTTGATGTCTCTTTCAATTGCCTTGGAATTTTGATAATACCAACTTCTAAAGTCACAAGCATAATAAATAAATTCTTTGAAGGAACCATCTTCATTATATTCAACACAACAAGTGCTCCCAAACATAAATTGGGTAAAACTTTTTTTCCAGATATCAGGAATTTCAGATTCTCTGATATCTCTATTTTCTTCATAGATTTCTTTTAGATTTTTCATTTTACAAAAATATGTATTAATTAAATAAGTCGTTTAGTTTTTTATCTCTAATAATAGATTTTAAAAATAATTCAGGATTAATTTTTAATTCTACTCTATACATAATAGATGAATTTACTACAATACTTATTATTGGATTTATATCTTTAAATTTTAATATATCAATTGAATCATAATTTGAAATTAAAGCAGAATCAACATACTCAACATATCTAGGAATATCATTTTGAACATTTAAAATATTTTCTCTTACTATAGAAACAACTCCATCTTTATTAGTTATTAACTGAATCATTTAAAACTCTTATTTTTTCTTTTTCTCTTAATTCAAATAAAATAGTAAGTTCATCTATCCATCTTTTAATAGTTGCAGCTTTCTCATAATACTCTTTATCAACCAAATCCCGAAGTCTTTTTTCAAGAAAGATGATATCACCATGCTTTTTCATTTATCTAAAATTAACTTATTTGATATTATATTTATAAAAATAAAAAAGATTAATTATTAATAACTTTTAATATCAAATTATTATAATCACCATTAGAAATTAGATCATTTAGGTTGAACTTATTTATAACTCTCATTGGATCTGAGTTAATAAAACAAATATCTTTTAAGTCCAATCCCCATTTTGATATGAATCTTATTTTATAATTGTAATCTCTTTCTTTTGTTTGCTCTATAGTTTCAACACCATTCCAGGAAGATTTACCATTGAAGTGTAATAAAAATGATGGTGTGTAAGTAACATTAAAACCTTTTATTAAACATCTTAATCTATAATCAATATCCTCACCACCAACTACAAACATTTCATCATACTCACCTACTTCTTTAAGAATTTTCAAAGGTATTCTTAAAACATAAAATGGCATCAACATACTTTGAAAGTATTTCATTTCATTATTAACTCCTAATGATATTTGATTTAGTATATCATATCTATCACCAAATTCATCTATTGATAATGAACTAGGTATTCCTAAGTTATGTGTTTGATTGCAGGATGGTATTGATAAAGTCATATCATCTGTTACTAACAATTCTGACCAATTAGGTGTGAATATAACATCATTACTAAGAAATACTAAATCTTTATTTTCTTTGATTGCCAGTCTCATTAGTATGTTCATATTATATGAAAAGCTTTCTAGTTTATCATTTAATATAAAATTATCTTCACTAATTCTACCATTGTTCCAATTTGATTTAAAGTCACCATCATTATCAACCATAACAAACTTATCATCTGAATTTAGAATTGTATTCTTAAAAAAGGAGTCAACTGCTTTATTAGCATACTCATTGGTTACTTTTAGTGTAACTATACCATATAATATACCCATCTATTTTATAAAAATGAAAAAATAAAAAGTTTTATAAAAACAAAAAAGACTGATTATTAGTCAGTCTTTTTTTTTATTCAAATGAGTCACAACATCCACCCCAATCTGACCAGTCAGGGTCATAACCATTTGCTTTTGAGTCGTGTTTAGTATCTGTATTAGATTCAGTCCATAACTTCTCACCTAAGTCGTCACCTTTGGAGTAATCCAACTCTGGTAAGTATTCCACTAAGTCGTTACGAGTACAATCTGTTGTGTGTTGCATTTTGTAATAAACTTTTAATTTGAAACCATCCCATTCAGTTGCTATGTATTCGATATCTAAAGAAATTAACATGTCGTTGATTAAGTCTTGTTCGTAGTCAATGCGTTCTTTACACAAATCAACTGATACAACTTTCTTGGTTAAAGATTCAATCTCTACTTTAGATAAGTAGTTGTATTTGTTATCGTGGAACCAAACATTCTCAGTTTTAGTTGGTGTTGATGTACTATTCCAAGTAGATTTAGAAACACCACCAGTATATCCAGCTCTACTGTGTACGTAACCACAATCATCATCCCATCCACCACCGTAGTATCCACCGTAAGAAGAAGTATAATTTTTGTATTCAGTTTTAGTAAAGTCACGTTCTACCGGTAAAGAAGTCCAATCAACTTTCAAACAAGCTTCTGCTAATTTAGCTAAGTGGTCAATATCTTGTCTTTCAGAGAAAGTGTGCTCATTGTAGTAACCAACTGAAATGTTTGTACACTCTGGGTAGATAGAGATAAATTGTACAGAGTCAGTTAATACACCAGTGTCGTCATTTTTATATGTAAATGTTCCTTCAGCGTCATTTAATTGTTTAGAAAGAGCTTCACCGAAAGCATCTGAACAACAACGTCTAGAAGTTTGGTAAGTAATGATAGAAGATGTACCTCTACGGTCAAAAGAAATAACTTTGTTGATACCTTCAATCTTTTCTTTCTTTTGTACTTCAGCAACTTTTTTAGAACCGATACAACCAACTTCTTCACCTAAGAAGAAGTAATAAAGACCTGGGATGTTGTTTTTAATCATATACAACATAACTGTTACACCAGCTTTATCATCAGCTCCTAAGATAGATTTACCATCTGTTTTGATAATTTCTTCTTCAAACACGTGATTTACTTGAGAAAGAGATGAAGTTGCAGTATCTAAGTGAGAAGTAAACATTACGTCACTTTCACCAATCTTAATGAAAAGGTTACCAAATTCGTCAGTTTGTAGTCCATCAACAGTAGAATGTAAAATAGGAAACAATTGCTCTTCTGTTCCGTTTGGGTATGTTCTGGAAGTTAATTCTAAAAACTTATCTTTAATATTCATAATTGAAATATTGATTTTTAATTTATAATACAAATATAAGGAGAAAAAAGTTATCCACAACCTTATTTAGAATTATTTTAAATTATTTTTTTAAATAAGTTTTAGTTTTTAATATATAAGTTATGCAAATTAACTCTGACGAACTAACCGGTAAATTATCAATTTCTGATAAATTTGATATAACCTCTGCAACATCATCAATTGGTGCTACACCTATTTTTAATTCTGTGGGTAGTGAATATATCTTATCATTTCCAAATTTACAAAATGTTAAGAAACTTACTAAATTTAATTATGATATTTTAGGTTTAACTCCAACTAGATATTTAAAATCATATTATAGAATTTCAAGAGATGGTCAAACTTGGTCAACTTGGTTAGATTTAAAAAAGAATATTGATAACTTTCCAGCTTTCTCAACAGCATTTCCAATGTTTGTTGAAGTTAAATGGGTTAGAGCAGGTTCTTCAACAATAGGAATTATTAGAATACTTGATTATTTATTAGAAGGTGAATTAGAAAGACAAGAAGTAACAGATGGATCTACAATATCATTAGGTGTTGGTAAAACAGTTATAATGAAAGCACCTTATATCTATAAAGTATTTAGTATATCCGATATAGAAGTTATTTCAGGTAGTGATTTATCCAATGTTGAGTTAAAATATAGATACTCACAAGATAATAGTAGAACTTGGTCTAATTGGGAAATGTTGACTAAAGAAAATATATCAACTGCTAGAATAAACCCAGTAAGATTTTTTGAAATTGAATATAGTATAACTAATAATTCTACATCAAGTGTTTCTATTCAAGATGTAAACTTAATTGGAGATTTTCAAAATGTTAGTAAAGACTACTTTAAAACTAATTTATTTGGTATTAGAGAATGTTGTCAATCTAATATGTTAGGTTACACAGATGCTAATGGTAATTTTGTTCCTAATACAGTAGCTGGTGGAGGTGCGGTTAGTGGTGCTGGTTGTGCTACTGATGGTAGTGGTTTACCACAATTAACTTCAGATGATAAAGCAAACTTATATAATCCATATCAACAAAATTCAGCAATGAATTTATTAACTAAGTTGAGTAATGATGCTCAAGATGTTTTTGGACATAAAGTAATTTATTTTGCAACTGACCCTGATAGAAAAGGTGAAGATAAAGTATTTAATGAATATCAATTATATAATGTTGTTTGTCAAGGTAATATAAAAGTAGCTGTAGAGGGTAATACTTTTCCAGATTCTCAAATAGTTATGAATCAATTTGATTTAAATTTATTTGAAACAATGCAAGTTCATATAACAAAACAACAATTTAAAGAAATATTCGGTCCACAAAGAAGACCCGCTAAAGAAGACTTTCTTTACTTCTGTGATATTAATAGATTATTTACTGTAGACCACGCACAACAATTTAGAAATTTTAATAATGCGGCAGTTTACTATAAATTGATTTTGAAAAAATTCAACAAAGCTGCAAATATCAATTACTCTAATGATAATGTTAAAACAACAGTTGATATGCTTACTAAGAATTCTACAATAGATGAATTATTTGGTGTTGATATTAAAGATGCTAAAAACGCAATTGCTAATAAAGACCAATTTAAACCATTAACTAAAGATCCAATCAGATTAGCTTACAATGCTTCTATTGATAAAGAATTAATTGAAAACTCTTCTACTATTGTTTCTAGATCTAATTATGATTTAGCTTCAGTTGGTTTTGGAGATGTTGCAGTACAATATTTAAATATGGAACCTTACTTAAAAGTATCAGATAATTTATCATATTATTTCTGGTTTAATATACACAATTATGTAGTTGATGATAATTATAATTTCTTCACTAACTACGATGAACAAACTTCACAAGGATTCAAATTTGATTTGAAAAATGATAGAATTGATGTTGTATTAAATACAGCTACTTATTCATTTGACTTATTAGATTATGTAAGTAATGATACAATTGCTTTAGAAGAAGAAGTTTGGTATTGTTATGTTGTTAACATTGACCAAAGACAAAGAAAATTAGAACAATGGATCTATAAAAGAGATTGTAATGATGAGTCAAGAGCTGGTTCTTTAATTAGTACTATTCTAAGAAAAGAATATAGTAATACTCAAGATATGATTCCGTTTGAATATGTAATTGATTATACAACTACAAATTCTACTAGATTAGTCGGTTCTGATATGAAAGCAACTAATATTAGATTATTTAATGATGTTATACCTGAAAGTTATCACAATAAAATACTTAATCAGTATATAATAGGTGATGATTCTAAAAATTTAATATTTGCAGATAACGCCACGACTCGAATTTTTTTACCCAAATTTCCATCTCATGAATAATGGTATTTAGTTTTAGTAGTCAGGACAGGATTCGAACCTGTATCGTTGAATTACCCAGCTTCAACTGCTTAAGTATAGCGTCTACCAATTCCGCCACCTGACTATCATTAAAATAATTCTGTGTTGGCCAACTAAGCACTTCTAGTCGATTATTGTTTAGGTTGTTGTTGTTGTTGTTGTTTTTGTCTCCAGATTTCTAAATCTCTTTCCATAAACTTTCTAAGTCTTTTAGAAATATTAATTGAATGTTCGTCACAGAACTTTCTATACTCATCTAGAAGTTTTTCAGGAATTCTTAATGAAAACATTTTATCTTTCATATACACAATTATTTATATGTATATATATTTATATCATGTTAGTTTAGATTTTCTTCTCAACATAAGTAACTATTTCACCAGGTTCAAATCCCTTTTCTAATAGTAATGGAAGTGATGAATCTTTACACCAGGCATAAATTATATAACCTTTGTAGTTTTCTTGTACATAATCCCATCTAGTTTCCCATAAAGTTCTGAATATACCTCTTCTTCTATGATTTTCATCTACCCACGCATCAAGAAACTTTATTTTGTTACCAGTTTCTATTGTCATAAATATATGACCAATTGCTTGACCATCTTCATATGCTATCCACATTTCTAAATTCTGCGCATTTGGTTTAATATGCACTATGTCAAAACAATTCATTTCCTTCATATTCTATATATTAAAGAAAATAAAAAAAAGTCTCTGTTTTAGAGACTTTTGAGAAAAAAATATAAAATTTATTTAGAAAATTTTGAAACTGACTCACCAAAAGTAATTCCTAAAACTACTAAATAAAAATACTTTTATTTATCATTCTTTTCTAATTTTACTTTTTGACAAAATAATTCTTTCTCTTCTGCTTTTTTAGCCAAGTATTCATCCATATTAAAATCTTCTGGTAAGAATTCCATATCAAAACCAAACTCATTTTGTAACTCGATAACTAAATCTTTAACTCTTCCCATAACTCTTTATTTTAATTGTGTTTTACAAATATAAGAATTTTATTTTAATATATACACTATGAGAATTAAAAAATTTGAAAATTTTGAACCAATAATTCAAAATAATAATCTTATCAAACAAAAAATGAAATTCCTACCTCTTATTAAGAGTTCTTCTTTAGAGGTTGAAGAGTTATCCAAAGTTCATCAAAATGATAAATGGGTAGTTATGAGTTTTATCGAAAAAGGACGTCCAAGTGAATGGTATTTAGAAACTATTCTTCAATTATTAAAAGATAATGGAGTTGATACATCATCAATAACTGAAGTTACTACTGAATCTCATAAATCAATTAATGAAGAATTTGGTAAAAGTCAAATAGTTTTTACTGGTAAAAGAAATCCAAGATTAACAATAGTGGTTAAAATATCAAGAGATAGAAGAATAAGTGAAATTGAAAATAAAACAGGTATTAGATTTCCATTTGTAGTAGGTCAAGTAATTAGTAGAAATATAGAAGTTTGGGCTTGTAATAATAACTTTTTAATGGATGGTCAAGATACTTGCCCAGAAAAGAAAATATTTGGTGTTAGATCATCTGACGTTCCTCAGGGACATGAATGGAGACATATATTTCCACATAAATTTAAATAATGATTATGAAATATCTAGAGTCATACGCAAAAAGATTTCCACAAAAATTTCAAAAGAAGTGGAATAGTGATACACCAACAGAAATAATGCTTCCTAACTACTTAGATGAAGTTGAGGAAAACAAAAGAAAACAAAAAGAGTTTGATGAAGAAACTCAAAGAATGGAGACCGAAGAAGAAGATGAGACATCTGAAGAAATTTAATGAAAGTGGTGATAATTCACTTGATGTGGTATACATTAGTCATTGTTTTAATGATATGGTAGAGTATGCTTATAATGATTTTGATCATGTCGAGGAAACACCTGGTGAATATCGTTGGAGAAATTCGGAAGATCAAGAAGTTAAAGAAGATGAGAATCCTACTGAGTGTGCCATATTTCTTGACTGTCCAACATTAGGAATAAAATTTACACCAGATGGTTATAAAGGACAAATTTCCGATTTTATTCAGTTTAATTCTGATATGAATAAATTCCTCTTAAAGTTAAATGGTTCTATTAATAACCTTAAAAATGAATATCCTAATTATATAATTGAAGTTGTTTACGAACAATCACTATTAAGAGGACATAAAGGAAATGATTACTATGTAGTTAATATTAAAATGAGACCAGAATATAATTAAATTTTGTTTTTTAAACACTCATTTAATATATCATAAATACGATCAATCTGATCATATCTTATTCTTATCAACTCAATAAAATTGTCTTCACAATAATCATTCTTGATTTTATCATTAACTTTTAATCTATTATAAGATTCTAAACCACCAAAATATTCCATTGGTTCATAATGTTGTTTTCCATCAAACTCTATAGCAACTCTGTATTTTGGTAAATAAAAATCAAATGGTAATTTGTATCTCAAACCAATACAATCGTCAAACTTTTTTTGTCTAACATATTCTATATTTTTTTGATCTAAAAATTTTGATATTTTTCTCTCTCCCTTTGATTCCATGCAATGAGGACAACCAGCCCCACTTAAATGTGATGATGATACTTGTTCAAAATCACCATGTATTGAGCATATGATTATAACTTTAGTTTGATTATTTACATAATTAACTTTTGAATAATCATATCTAAAGTTATGTATCTCGTTAGATTCTTTAATAAATTGTTTTGTTGTTTTTTTTAGTATTACTTTCTCAACTAAACCCGATGAGTGAATATGAGCTCCGGCTTTTTGTTCATATATCTTACCTTCAAATATTATTTTCACTTTATTCTGACTTCCGGTATATTCAACTAGTGAATAGTCATACTTATCACCATGTTTATCATAACATTTTCTTAAAAAATCTTCTTGATTTTTTATAATATCTCTCTCACAATTATAACCAAGTAAATGTAAAACCGGTTTTTGTCTATAAATTACATCATCATATTTAATCAAAACTTCTATATGTGATCCTTTGTAATCTACTAGTGAGTAATCATATTTATATCCCCAAATTGATCTAGCATCATCTATAAAATCTGTATTACTTCTAAGTATTCTGACTCTCTCTGGTTTTCTTCCCATTAGATGTTTACTTGGGTTTTGTAAGTATTCAATGCCATTTTTTAACAAAATTACTTTTGTGTTCATGTTTTTAAAAACCGTCTTACTATAGTCATATTCATCACCGTGCATCTTTTTGGATTCAAAAATGAATCTATTGGTATCCCACCTCAATTCACACATCTTACCTAATAAATGATCTTCTGCCTTTTGTAGAAAAATCCAATCATTATAGATTATTTTAATCTTTGTTTTTATATTTTTATACTCAACGAGTGAGTAGTCATACTTATCCTTCCATACTTCCTTTGATTTACTTATAAAATCTTCATTAGTCATTCTTTTCATATTTTATATATAAAATAATGTCTTCTTCCTATCCCCCTTTTAACTTAATACTCAACACATATTTTTATTTTATAAGAGGAGATATTATA